ACTTGATTGGGGGTATGCATGAAGTCCCAGTATGTGATATAATATCTGTTGATAGTGAAGACTAATTATGGAATTAAACATTAAACTTATTAAGATTACTTCTGGTGAAGAAGTTGTATGTAACCTGATTGAAGATGGTGATGATCATTATCTGATTCATAAAGGTATCAGTCCAATCCCTAATGCAAATGGAACAGTGGGGTTTGTTCCTTGGTGTCCTCTTGAAGATAAAAATAGTGAGGGTATTAAACTTGCAAAGCAGTTTGTAATGTATATCACAGAACCTGCCGAAGAAATTGCTAAGCAGTTTGAGCGTATGGTTAATCCTTCTGCACTTACAACCCCAGATACAAAGAAACTTATCCTTTGATATGAAAAATAAGACCACACCACAGAATGTTGAGGAAGCAAATAATGCTTTGTTTCGAGCAAGCATGAATCTTCCAAAAGCAGCAGAGCATTGTGGTATGACTCAAAAGGAAATGAAAATGACTTTCCGTGAATTTTTGAAATATAATAAACCTGATTATGAAAATAACTCCACTACTAAATAGAAGTGGAGTAGTTTATGAGTTATGGCTAAAGGCACTATTTACGAACATAGAGAACCAACAGAAACTGAACTTGCTTGGGTTACTGGTATATGGGAAGGTGAGGGATCTTGGTCCTATAAAAAAGGAAGAACAAGAACTTTTGCTAATGGAAAAACTTATATTGAAAAAGATTATCTCTCTATGTGCATGTCTATGACAGACAAAGATGTTATGGAGCGTGTTGGTGCTATAATGGATGGTAGGAAAATAACCTACACTGACGGTGGTCCAGTTCATAAAGCAGCAGGTCAAAAACCAACCTATTGTATAAGTCTTCAAGGTGAAGCAGCAAAAAGATGGACCGAGTTGATGAAACCTCATCTTGGCAATAGACGCAAAGAAAAGTATCAAATGATTATGGAGAAATTGAATGACTTATACGCAGAAGTCTCTTAAAACTTGTCTAAGATATCCCGGCGGTAAGAGTCGTGCTTGCACGAAACTTGACCAGTTTATTCCTGATCTTAGTAATTATAAAGAATATCGTGAACCTTTTCTTGGTGGTGGTAGTGTTGCTCTTTATCTCACAAAGAAGTATCCTGATTTAAATATTTGGGTAAATGATTTGTATGAGCACTTGTATAATTTTTGGGTTCAGTTGAGAGATAATGGTATTGAAATGCGTAATGAGTTATCTCAATTGAAGCAGCGTTATCCTGATCCGGTGAGTGCTAGAAAACTATTTGAGCAAGCAAAGGAGTATCTGAATGAAAAGGACAACGAACCCGTTCTTAGTGCCGTCAGTTTTTATGTTGTTAACAAGTGCTCTTTTTCTGGTCTCACTGAGTCCTCATCCTTTTCTTCCGCTGCTTCCGAGTCAAATTTCTCAATGCGAGGAATAGAAAAACTGCCAGAGTATTCTAAACTTATTAAGAACTGGAAGATTACTAATCTTTCTTATGAAGAGATGCTAGATGGTGATAGTAATATCTTTGTATATCTTGATCCTCCTTATGATATCAAAGATAACTTATATGGAAAGAAAGGATCTATGCATAAAGGATTTGACCATGATAAGTTTGCAAGTGATTGTAATGTAAACAAAGAGCAACCAATGTTAATCAGTTATAACTCTGATCAACTTGTTCGTGACAGATTTGTTGACTGGACTGCTGCTGAATTTTCTCATACATATACAATGAGATCGGTTGGGTCTTATAATAAAGATCAGCACGATAGAAAAGAATTGGTTCTATTAAATTATGAAGTATGAATTGAAAGACTGGTTGAACTCCATCAACTATCTCAAGAAAAATCTGATGGAAGAAGACCCAGATTGTATAAAACAGTATCCTCCATTCATTGTAAATAAGTGCCTTTCTGGTTCTATTGACTGCGTAATGTATGCAAACGAGATGAACATGAAGCATCATCTTGACAAAGATATGCAGTATCAATTTTATCTAAATAGCATCAGGAAGCAGAAGAGATTTTCTCCTTGGCTCCGTAAGGATAAAATCGGTGACTTAGAATGTGTAAAAAGTTACTATGGTTATAGTAATGAAAAGGCGTTCCAGGCTCTCAAAATCCTAAATAATGAACAGATCAATTTTATTAAATCTAAGCTTGAAGTTGGAGGAACAAAATGACCACTACTGAACCAGAAGTAACATGGTCACAAGATCAAATGGTTGAAATTAGTCTTAATGAGCCTGATGATTTTCTGAAAATTAGAGAAACTCTTACTAGAATTGGAGTTGCTTCTAGAAAGGAAAAGAAACTATACCAGTCTTGTCACATTCTACACAAACAGGGAAAGTATTACATCGTTCACTTTAAGGAACTATTTGCCCTTGATGGTAAATATGCAAACTTAACTCTGAATGATGTCCAAAGACGTAATCGAATTGCTAAATTGCTTGTCGATTGGGGTCTTTTAGAAGTAGTAATTCCCGAATCAATTTCTAATATTGCACCTTTAAATCAAATTAAAGTTCTTGCATATAAAGAAAAAGGTGAATGGATACTTGAACAGAAGTACAACATTGGAAAAAAGGGAAAGAAGGAAGAGTAAACCGAATAAAAATGTAGGGATTACAACATCCCTTTTTTTATGTCTTGTGATATAATTAGTAATGGATGCCTTAGGGGTCCACACAATCAAATCTCGCTTATTAAGGAGAAGTACAAATGTCTGAACTCATGAAGTTTAATGCTGCAAATGTCAACCAGTTGATGGATCGTATACATAGGAATAGCATTGGCATGGATGATTACTTTGATAGAATCTTTACGTTGCACGAAACTACATCAAATTATCCTCCATACAATTTAGTTTCAGTAGATAATGTTACATCTCGATTAGAGATTGCATTAGCAGGATTTAAGAAAAAGGAAGTCTATGTATACACACAAGATGGTAAACTCTTTATCGAAGGTCAGAAAGAAGATAAGGAAACGGAAACCAACTATGTCCACAAGGGTTTGGCTCAACGGAGTTTTACACGAGCCTGGACTCTCAGTGAGGACACGGAAGTTGGATCAGTTACTTTTGAAGATGGGCTTCTGAGTGTTGAACTTGGTAAAATAGTTCCAGAGGCACACAAGCGTAAAGATTATCTATAAATAATATTGAATATCGTCGTCGTAGACGGAGGGGTAACTGGCCAAATCCAGTAGACACCCCTCTTTTTTATTGCTATAATATACTTGATAAGTGTGATAGGTATGACAGTAAAATTAGTTCTAATGAAATCTGGCGAAGACATTATTGCTGATGTTGAAGAAATGGTTATTGATGACCGAACAGTTGGATACTTTCTTACAAAACCTTGTATCGTGAAACTCATGGACAGGGATATGACTACAAGAGATAAGACTGCAAAGGGATTTAAGATTAAAATGTTTCCTTGGATTCCCTTGTCAAAGGATCCAAAGATTCCTGTTGGAATTGATTGGGTTGTCACAATGACAGGACCTGTTGATGAACTCCGTAAAATGTTTTTAAATGAGGTATTGAAAGATGGTAAAATTAATTCTACTGATGAACAATCAGATTCTGATCAGTCAGATTGAGGAAGTCTCTTCCGAACTTGGAGAACCTGATTGTAAATTGAAGCAACCTTTCATTCTTAATCAGTCGAGTATGACACTCTCTCCTTGGTTAGTTGATTGTTCTTCTCAGAGGGAGTTTATGATTCACTCTGACAAAATTTTGACAATTACTGATCCTAATACTAAACTACTTGAACGCTATCAGAAGGTAATCGACGAGTGAGATTCTACACCAATGTCCAGATGTCTGGTAATAAATTCTTAGTTCGTGGTTATGAGAATGGTAGGAGTTTCATGACCACTGAAGAATTTAAACCGACACTTTTTGTAAAGTCTAAGAAAAAAACAAAGTATAAAAATCTTGCCGGAGAACATGTTGAGGCAATTCAACCGGGATTTGTAAGAGATTGTAGAGAGTTTTATAAGAAGTATGACAATGTGGAAGGGTTTGAGATCTATGGAAATGATCGTTATGTGAGTCAGTATATATCTGATACTTATTCTGAAGATGAAATCAAGTTTGATATTAAGAAGATTAAACTTGTAACATTGGACATTGAGGTTCAGTCTGAGATGGGATTCCCCGATCCAGAATCTTGTGCTGAAGAGATGTTGCTAATCACTATTCAAGATTACTCCACCAAGGAAATTATTACGTGGGGTAGAAATCCATATCAGTCTGTGAAGAGTAATGCAAAGTATATTCTTTGTGATTCCGAGAGATCTTTGCTCCTTAATTTCTTGGATTGGTGGTCAGTAAATACTCCAGAAGTTGTTACGGGATGGAACATTCAGTTGTATGATATTCCTTATATCTGTGGGAGAATCAATCGCATTCTTGGAGAAAGAAATCTGCAGAAAATGTCCCCTTGGGGTTTGATTACGGAAGGTGAAGTGTGGACCTCTGGTAGAAAGAATACTTCATTTGATATTGGTGGTATTACACAGTTAGATTATCTTGATCTTTATAAGAAGTTCACTTATAAGGCACAGGAATCTTATCGTCTTGACTACATTGCAAGTGTTGAACTTGGTCAAAAGAAACTCGACCACTCCGAGTTTGATACCTTCAAGGACTTTTATACGAAGGGTTGGAAGAAGTTTGTTGACTATAACATCGTTGACGTAGAACTTGTTGACCGATTGGAAGACAAGATGAAACTCATTGAACTTGCTCTTACCATGGCGTATGACGCAAAGGTAAACTATAGCGATGTCTTTTATCAAGTTCGTATGTGGGACAATATAATTTACAATTATCTCAAGAGGAGAAACATTGTAATTCCACCCAAAGACCGCAATAAGGCAGTCAAGGATGCAAAGTATGCTGGTGCATATGTGAAAGAACCTATTCCAGGAGTCTACGATTACGTTGTGAGTTTTGACTTGAACTCCCTGTATCCTCACTTGATCATGCAGTACAATATTTCCCCAGAGACTCTTATTGAAGAAAGGCATCCAAACGCAACTGTAGATGCAATCCTGCAAGAAAAACTTGACTTCTCTTTGTATTCTGACTATGCAGTCTGTGCTAATGGTGCAATGTATTGCAAAGATGTTCGTGGTTTCCTACCAGAGTTGATGGAGAAGATGTACAATGAGAGAGTTATCTTTAAGAAGAGGATGCTTAAAGCAAAGCAGGAGTACGAGAAGACTCCTACTGTTGCACTTGAAAAGGAGATCGCCCGATGTAACAACATTCAAATGGCGAAGAAGATTTCTCTTAACTCTGCTTATGGTGCTATCGGTAATCAGTATTTCCGATATTTTAAACTAGCAAATGCAGAAGCAATTACTCTATCTGGTCAGGTATCAATCCGCTGGATTGAGGGCAAAATGAATGCATACTTGAATGATCTATTGAAGACTGATGATACGGATTATGTAATTGCTTCCGACACCGACTCAATTTATCTCAACATGGGACCACTCGTCACTAAATTTTTCGGTAAGAAGTCCGACAATAAGACAGAAATTGTGACGATACTTGATAAAATTTGTCAGGATAAATTCGAACCATATATTGAAAAATGCTATCAGGAACTTGCTGATTACGTCTCTGCTTATGATCAGAAGATGCAGATGAAGCGGGAGAACATTGCAGACCGTGGAATCTGGACAGCAAAGAAAAGATACATTCTCAATGTCTGGGATAGTGAAGGTGTTCGTTATGAAGAACCTAAACTGAAGATTATGGGTATTGAAGCAGTCAAATCATCCACCCCTGCACCTTGTAGAAAGATGATTAAGGATGCTCTCAATCTTATCATGAATAAAACTGAGGATGACGTGATTGATTACATTGAATCTTGTAGGTCTGAGTTTTGTAAAATGGATCCTGAGGATATTTCTTTTCCCAGAACGGTAAGTAATGTTAACAAGTATAAGTCTTCCAGTACTCTATATACAAGTGGAACGCCAATTCATGCCAGAGGGGCAATTCTCTTTAATCACTATGTAAAAGAAAAGAAACTTGATAATAAGTATTCTCTTATTCAGAATGGAGAAAAGATTAAGTTTTGCTACCTAAAGAAACCCAATCCAATACATGAAAATGTGTTATCATTTATTCAAGAGTTTCCTAGAGAGTTGGGATTGAAACAATACATTGATTATGAACTTCAGTTTGATAAAGGATTTCTTGATCCACTCAAAGTTATTCTAGAATCTATCGGGTGGAAGGCAGAAAAAAGAGTTAGTTTGGAGGACTTTTTCTCATGAAGGATCAGAATGCAATAGAAAATAAAGAAACTCAACCAGACAAATGGAATCGTGGTTTGGATCTTTTTATTGAAAGTGTATTAAAACCAGATAGTTCTTTGCGGCAGTGTGCCCACAATCAAAACTGCTACAATGAACTTATGGATGTTCGTAAAAACGTGTTAGAATATTTGAATACATTACGATGGGATTGATTTATGGATTTTTTGAATGATATTGTAAAAGAGATTGGTGGAGAGTATACACAACTTGCTGCAGACATTGATGAAACTGAAACGTATGTTGATACAGGTTCGTACATTTTTAACGCACTTGTTTCAGGCAGTATATTTGGCGGTGTTTCTGGGAATAAGATTACTGCCATTGCTGGCGAGTCTAGTACTGGAAAAACTTTTTTTAGCCTCGCAGTGGTTAAGAATTTTCTGGACACTAATCCTGATGGATATTGCTTGTATTTTGATACTGAGGCAGCTATCAATAAGTCACTCCTAGAGGGTCGTGGTGTTGATCTATCACGTTTGGTTGTGGTGAATGTTGTAACCGTTGAGGAGTTTCGTAGTAAAGCACTCAAGGCAGTAGATATTTACTTAAAGAAACCTGAAGATGAACGCAAACCATGTATGTTTGTGTTAGACTCTTTGGGTATGCTCTCAACTGAAAAGGAGATTACTGATGCACTGAATGATAAGCAAGTTCGTGATATGACAAAATCACAACTGATTAAGGGTGCATTCAGGATGTTGACATTGAAGTTGGGGCAGGCTAATATTCCTATGATTGTTACTAATCATGTATATCAAGTTGTTGGTTGTGCTCTCAAAGGAACTATGATTCGAACATCAAATGGGAATGTTGATATTTCTGAAATTGAAGTTGGAGATTATGTGAATACTATAGTCGGACCCAAAAAAGTCATCAATACTTATAGATATTCGTTTGATGAATATTATGAAGTTGAACTTGAAAATGGGTCGATTTACAAATTAACTGGAGAACATAAATTAATGACTCAAGAAGGTGAGTGGAAAAAAGTTTCTGAATTAACAGAAGAAGATGTTATCATCAATATTGGAAATTAACATATTCCTTAGTTTGGAATAGTTTATCTTTGATTTTTTGGATGCTTCTCTAATTGAATTATAAACTGTTCCATTTATTGATACTTTTTTAGATCTTGGATCTGCTAAAGTTTTTTTAATTTTATATTCTTCTGAAGTTACAGAGTTCTTCCACTCTTGAGATTTTTTTCTACCTTCTGCCATTAATTGAGACATATTATTTTCATAATATCTTCTTCTAGCATCATCTGAATTAACAATAACTTTTTTTCTACCTTCTTTATATGCTAATTTTAGTGAGTTTGATCTTTTTATTTTAGTTTCTTTAGATTGAATTTTTCCAGTCAATGTATTTGATATTTTATTTTTCCATTTTGTGACTTTACTTTCATCTAGTAAAAACTTTTCAAATCCAGATTTTGATAGTATAATTCTTTCTTCTTCTGAAAGATTTCTTCCAGATAAACACTCCCAAGCAATTTTATCTTCTATGCGACCAAACTTCTTCCAGAGATCAAAATGTGCTTTTGCGTGTTCTTCTATTGTTAATTCTATTAAATTGCTTGGATCATCAGACCCACCCATATGTCGTGGTATAATATGATGTATGTGCTTCATTCTATTACATAATAGGTATGATTATAAATATTTATAACGGAGCAAATTTCAAATGACTATTGGCATCAAAATTAAAAAAATTGAAAAAATTGAAAAAAAGAATACTAAAGTCTATGATATTGAAGTGGAAGATGCACACCATTATATTTTAGATGATGGAACACTTTCTCATAATTCTTATGTACCCACTCAAGAAATTTCGGGCGGTTCTGGTCTTAAGTATGCTGCCAGCACCATCATTCATCTTAGTAAGAAGAAAGAAAAGGATGGAACAGAAGTTGTTGGAAACATTATCAAGGCAAAGACTGCTAAGTCTCGTTTGAGTAAAGAAAATAAAGATGCGGAAATTCGTTTGTATTACGATGATCGTGGTCTTGATCGATATTATGGTCTTCTTGAACTCGGTGAGATTGGCGGACTTTGGAAAAATTTAGCAGGTCGCTATGAGATTGATGGTAAGAAAGTTTATGCTAAGGCAGTCTACAAAGACCCAGAAAAGTACTTCACCGCTGAGGTGATGGATAAATTGAACGAGATCTCAAAGCAGGAATTTAGTTATGGAGCGGGTTGAACTATTAGTTCTCAACAACCTATTACACAATGAAAAATATACTAGAAAGGTAATACCTTTTATCAAAGAAGATTACTTTCAAGATACGAAAGAAAAGATTATCTTTCAGGAGATCTTTTCTTTCATTGAAAAGTATAGTAAGACTACGAATAGAGAATCTCTATTGATTGAGATTGAAAATCGTAATGATATTAATGGAGATACTTACAAAGAGATTGTATCTTGCATCGATTCTTTTGAAGAGACTGATGTCAATCAAGACTGGTTAGTTGATACTACAGAGAAGTGGTGTCGGGACAGAGCAATTTATCTTGCTCTGATGGATGCAATTCAAATTGCTGATGGTAATGATGAAAAGCGGGGACGGGATGCAATCCCATCGATTCTATCTGACGCACTCTCTGTAAGTTTTAATAGTCAAGTCGGACACGATTATCTGGAAGACTATGAAGATCGATATGATTTCTACCATAGGAAAGAAGAGAAGATTCCTTTCGATCTAGAATACTTCAATAAGATTACTAAGGGTGGTCTTCCAAACAAGACCTTGAATATTGCTCTTGCTGGAACTGGTGTTGGTAAGTCATTGTTTATGTGTCACTGTGCTGCTTCTGCTTTGTCTTCGGGAAAGAATGTTCTATACATTACCTGTGAGATGGCAGAAGAAAAGATTGCAGAACGCATTGATGCCAATCTATTGAACGTTGCTATTCAACAACTGACTGATATTCCCAAGTCAATGTTTGAAAACAAAGTCACTAAACTTGCAGAAAAAACACAAGGGTCTCTTATAATTAAAGAGTATCCTACAGCGTCTGCACACGCTGGTCACTTTAGAGCATTGTTAAATGAACTCGCTATTAAGAAGTCATTTAGACCTGATATTATTTTCATTGATTACCTTAATATATGTGCTTCCTCCCGCTATCGCACATCGGGCACTGTCAATTCATACAGCTATATTAAGGCTATTGCAGAAGAACTTAGAGGATTGGCTGTCGAAGCCGAGGTCCCTATCGTATCTGCCACCCAGACCACTCGTAGCGGTTATGGTAGCTCTGACGTTGACATTACTGACACTAGTGAGTCCTTTGGTCTCCCTGCTACTGCTGATCTTATGTTTGCCCTTATTAGCACTGAGGAACTTGAATCCCTAGGACAGATTATGGTGAAGCAACTTAAGAACAGATACAATGACCCCACAGTAAATAAGAGGTTTGTTGTTGGCATTGATCGTGCAAAAATGAGATTGTATGATTGTGAGCAAACTGCTCAGGAAGATATGATTGACAATATGGGAGATGCAGAATATAATAATGCTGAAGAACAGCAATCACTTAAAAGTAAGTTTGGGGGAATTAAGTTTTAATTATGACACAACAAGTTGATACTACAAAGTATGTTGAATTTGTGAAAGGAGTGACCAGTGAACCATCACTGAACTATGCTGTATTTCTTTCTCGTACAAATACTCTCGAAATTGAAGATTGCAATGTAACTCAACTTCTTACTGCAGCACTTGGTTTGACTGCTGAGTCTGGAGAGTTTACTGAAGTTGTGAAGAAGATTCTCTTCCAGGGTAAACCTTATAATGAAGAGAATGTCTTCCATATGAAACGTGAACTGGGTGATATCTGTTGGTATCTTGCTCAAGCATGTATGGCACTTGATACAACCTTTGATGAAATTCTTGAGATGAATGTGGATAAACTCATAGCACGTTATCCGGGAGGACAATTTGATGTCCATTGTTCCGAAAACCGTAAAGAGGGAGACCTGTGATTACTATTAATTTAGAACTGCGACAAGCAGCAGTGATTCGTGATACGCTTTTTCGTAGCACGGCACAAGACAGTTATGAATTTCCATCAGAAAGAACAGTAGAAATTCGTAAAGCAATTCAAGAACTAGACACACAAATTGAAGAGGTACTTAAAAATGAAACTACTGTCAGTTGAAGATTATCAAAAGGCTGGTGAAACTTTCTGGCCAAAGTATTGGTACGTTGCCAAAGAACTTGGAGATGGTGCAAAGACAGAAGATATTCTGAAGATTCTAGAATCTATTGGTGCAGTTGCATTGAGATTAAAAATGGAAGAAAGCGAAGGACCTTTTGGTTTTAACAAGAAAAAAGATACCGAAGAAGAGACTCAATAGATATGCTAACAATTTGGATTCACCTGGTAGCATTCTTTCAAGTTGTGGTAATGAACTGTATTCAACCTGTAAATTGGAAGTATTGCTACCGAGTGGACCAATGGTTGATTCCCGAAATAGTCTATGCCATAAAAATAAAAAATGGTAAAATCGTTCCGTATCAGAATGAAAAAGAATATTTGAATAATTTTAAATTATAAATATATTTTAGGAACTAAAATGTATTACCATGGACAGTAGACTGTATAAAGAATTGTCTGAAGCATATGCTTCTGTTTACGCTCCCCGAGAAGTTGAGCAGTTTGATGAAGACTCACGTCGTATGAGCAATAAGCAACATACTGCTCGTGTAAGATCTAACATTAAATCTTTTGGAAGTAACTATACTCCTCCTAATAACTACGACCCTGATGCTAATCGTGGTAAGGGTGAAGTTCTTACTCGTAAACAGATTGAGAAAAAGCGTCGTAAAGCACTTCGTCCAGAAGAAGTAGAGTACGTAGAAGAACTCTACAAGGGTAAGCACGGTCAGACTGATAAGCAGTATGCTGACTCCCGTTCCCAAGGTGGTAAGATGGTCTCTGGTGACTCCAAGATGAGTGGTGCCGAATACACTCATGGTCGCAGAGTCAAGGCAGCAAACCCTGGTATGCAACCTGACGTAGGTGGTAAGACCAAGCCCAAGTCTCAGGGTAAGATGGATAAAGGCACCCGTGCTGATCTTGAATATCGTAAAGCAAACCTCAAGAAAGAAGATCTTGATATCTTTGATACAGTCCTTGAGTATCTTCAAGTAGAAGGTATTGCGAAAAGTTTTGAAGATGCACAATGGATGATGGTTAATGTTCTCGATGAAGAGGATGTTGATTCTATCCTTGATGAAGCAATCACCAGCGAAAAGGGCAAAGCAAAAGCAGCAGAAATGATTGCTAAGCGCACTACTGCTTCTGGTAGAGCAAAGCCTGGTCAAGGTGCTAATGTTGCTAAAATCAGACACATTGGTCGTGCTAATGTAGATGGATATGGCGGAACTCCTCCTAATCTAAAAGTTGCTAAGACCCCAGTAAAATCCAACTTTACTGGTCTCAAAACTGGAAGTGGAAACGCAGCAGCAAGAAGAGCAGCAGCACTTAAGAAAGAAGAGTTTGAGTTCTGGGTAGATGCTCTGGTAGAAGAAGGTTATGATCTTTCTGATTACACCTGGGATGAAATGTATGAGTTTTATCTTGATACTGGAAGACATAAGAAGTGATCCTTTACATCTGATTTGAATTTCTATATAATGGTTATATCGGGGGATTAGTTTAGTGGTAAAACGGATGCTTTGCAAGCATCAGTCACCAGTTCGACTCTGGTATTCTCCATAAAAAGCAAGCAGGCTGTCAGGAGTTCGAGTCTCCTATTCTCCATAAATAAAAATAAAAACATGGCAACAGACGCTAAAGAAACTGCCAAGCAAGAAAATGGATCAAGATTCTTTTTTGAGTCCGTGATTGAGAAAGGCAAGGAACCTTCAGACGAAGAAATGAAGAAGATATATGATGGATATGGTCCCGAGTGGAAAACTACATATAGAAAACAGACTGAGGCGTTAAAAAAGTTTTTGGGTTCGAGCAAAGGTTATGAATACTCTAGAGATAGTGGTATTATGCCTTACATTGAGGGTATTGCAAAGAAGGATTGTGGGGTATCTGTAAAGGATAGATGGAACCCTATGGATATTGTTCTTGTAAAGAAGAGTCAAAGAAGAGTTATTGAAGGGACTATTCGCGAACTCACAAACATTCCCGGAATGAGTAGTGACGCAAAACTTACTCTACTCAATGCATATATGAGAGAAGCACTTGATGAGAAAGTTTTGGTTGGAGTTTCTTTGAAAGCAATTGCTGCTAAGAAAAAAACTGCAAGTGTAGAAGTTGCAAATGCAAGAG